GTAATACCTACTTGTCCCAAATAATCACTCGCGTTACCAAGAGATGACGCAGTGTTGCTCAATTCAACATAACCATACCTTGTCATGAACGATACAGTTGGTTCGAACGAGCTTGGATCAAGCACAACACCTGAGCTCATTAGCGGAATGTATGGGCAATAGAACGCTGCCGCATCTGATTCGCTTGAACCTTTATAACCAATCAGTACTGGAGCATTGTCACGAGCATAGGTGTTAACGTATACTTTCATGGCGTTGTTCAAGGTACCGACCATCTTGGTGTTAGTCGGAGCTTCAAAAGTACCTTCTGTAGTACGAGCAAACGCACTAGTAGTAGCACTCTGTATAATGGTCAGTGCAAACGGACTAACTACAGCCCAGTTACCTGATCCACGACGTGTACGCTGAGCAATCAAGTTACTTACGCGGTTGATCTGAACAGCCAATGCAGCGTGCTCGTCACCTACGAAAGTAGCAGTACCACTTACAGCAGCTTGGTCATATGTTTCGTATGTACCAGCTAGGCTGCTAAGTGAGGTAAGTACTTCTTGATCGATTTCAGCAGTAATTTCCTGTGCAAGAGCAGCCATAATCTCTGCTTCTACATCAATACCGTGTTGTGACTGTGCATCTTGTGCTGATTCAAAAGTCCAACGTGCACTCAACTTACGAGTTTTTGCTTCAACTGTTTGCTTCAAGATCTGAATGCTTAGACGGTTACCAGCAGCACCTTCAAGTCCTGCTGTAGGTGCTGCTTTACCATTACCAGTATTACCTGAGTATGCTTCTGCAATCTTAAACGGGCTCAGTGCTTCTTCACCAGCTACTGCACCGCTTGCGCCTGTGCCTGCTGTGTCGCTGTAGCGAACACGCAATGTGTGAATCTGACCAACTGGACCAGTCATTGGCTGAACACCAACTAACTCGTTTGCAATTACTGTTGGCATTACACGACGAATAACTGGTAAAATAACACGGTTAAGTGTTGCAACATTACCAGCAGAGGTAGCACCTGCTGTTGCTGATTCCGAAAGATACCTACGAGTATTTTCCAGTGTAGTAGCCATTACAGATTTTTTATTACCTTGTAGGCCTTCTAGCAGGGCGTTTTTCGTGTCGTGCCAGCGACTTTCTAATAGTTCTGACATAATTGTCTCCTTGATTATAATCCAGCTAGACGGCGTAATTCAATTACGTTGGTGTCTGCTTTCGAACTAGCATTATAGGCCTGCGAATTCTGTTCGCGGTTACCTGTTACTTCTTTGCCTTCTGATAAAACTGTTTTCTGCTTTACAGGACTGCGGCTATTAATTACTGCCGGTAAGTACTTGTCAAACGCAGACTTCAGTCTATTTGTTTGCACTGTTTCCAGTAAGTCTGTCATAATTTCACGTTGGTCTTTGTTTAATGGGCCAACTAAATCATTAACGGTTTTTGCTCTTGATGTTGATTCTACCAAGCGGTTCTTTTCATTCTTAGTAGCTTCAGCAATCTGAATTGCTTTCTTAGCAGTGACCTTTGCTTCTAAAAGTTGCTTGTCTTTAATAGCAAGTACTTTCATTAGCTTAGAAGTTTCCGAACTTTCATTCAAGTAAGAAATTCCGTATTCTGCTGCAAATGCTTCGAAAATCTTACGACCGAAGTCATTCTTACGTGCAAAGTCAATATCTTCTTTCAGTGCTTTGATTTCTTTATTAAGTCCTCTTGACACTGTTTCAGTTATTGCTTTTGTACCTCTTTGAATGAAACTAGTTTTAACTTTACTGAAGTGTGCTTTAGCTTCTCTTACCAAACGAACTTTGGTTTCAGCTAAGTCATTCTTATCTTCATAAAATTCTGCAATTTCATTTGACAAGGCGTCTACAACAAACTCTTCAAGCTTTGCGTTTTGTTCACGCATCTTTAGTTTGTCTGTGCGTAGTTCTTTGATTTCTCGTTGCAATTGTTCTACAACAAAGCCTTTTAAAAGTTTTGCATTATCACGCATAGCAACTGAATACTTTGCTTTTGCTTCTGCTAGTTGCTTGCGGTCATCTGCAAACTCAGCAATTTCTTCTGCAAGCCTTTCTGAAAGCATAGAGTCGATTGCTTCAACCATAGTTGACTTATCGTGCTCGTATTTCTGTGCAAATTCTTCACGCAGTTCTGATACTGCTGCGTGTTTGTTTTCTGCAATCCTTGCTTCCCAGGCTTCTTCAATCTGTGCCCTGACCTCTGACGATACTGCGTCATTTTCAAAGAGTGTTTTCAGTGCATCTATCATTTTGTTCTCCCAGTTTACCGGAGTTTACTGATTATATTAATCAGCGATTCCTTTAGATACTTTTGTGCTTTTGTGTCTTCTCTAGTTGCTTTTGCAAGCTCGTATGCTTGGTAACCACCGCGTGTATTCATCATGTGCTCATAAATAGCAGTTGGGTATGCACCCGGCGCACTAGGTTGAGCTACAATGTCCACAGTAATGATTTCAAAGTCAGATACTGTATTGCTACCGTCCTCTGATACGTTGCCTGAACCTCTAGAAGAGACGCCTAGCTTAACACCGCTTTCCAGCAACGTCTTCACTAGGTTCCCCATTGGTGTTGGTAATATTTTCATCTTACCATAACCATTGTCATCGTCCATCCACATTTCAGTAATCATATGTGAGACTCTGTCAAGGTTAATATTAAGGCCTTCTGGATGATCAACTTCGCCGAGAACTGAATAACCGCCGTGTACTTGATCATTGAGCGTTCTGACAGCCCTGCCTATTTCATTTACAGGATACATTCTTTGATTAGCGTTACGGACTCCACCTTGAATGCAAATTCCTTTCATATAAAGGTCTTTGCCATCATTAGCGTTTTCGACAACTATCCTAGCTTGGTCAAATGTTAAATGTTCTCGTAGGTTTTTCATCTAAAAAGCCTTCTCCTTTAAGTCTTACTTCGCACGACTCGATAACTTGTTTACAGTACTTGTTGTGCTCTTGTCCGACTTCTCACCTGGGCCTTTCTTTTCAGCCCCGTGGCCTTTTGGCACAGCCTTATTTGCTTTGCCTGCTTTGCCACCCGGTACGTTAATGTTACCAGTTGACATAACTTTTGCAGTTGTATCGCTTAGAGCTGAACCTTTTATAGTTGAGCCTGCGCCTGACATACCGTCATTAGCAACATCGCTGCGCACTGTACTAGCTGTTGAGCCGCCCATGTTGTTTGGACCTGCTACTGCTGATTTAGTGTTCTGACCGTTGTCACCTGAACTTTTCTTTTCAGCGCCGTGGCCACTTGTTACTTTTTCTACGTACTCACGCATTTGTTCGCCTGAAGACTTTCTACCTTCATTCTTCTTATCAGCGGCTTTTTTGTCTGCTGCTTTTTTGTCTGCCATTTCTTTCATTTTCTTATCAGCAGCTTTCTTTTCTGACATTTTCTTATCAGCGGCTTTTTTCTTAGCTTCTTTATCAACTGACTCAAAGTTGTAGCTTTCTTTCCCCATATCCATGTCGTCGTCTTCGTCGTCCATTTCCATGTCGTCGCCGTCCATATCCATGTCGTCGCCGTCTTCGTCGTCCATATCCATGTCGTGGTCTTCACCTTCTTCACCACTCATCATTCTTTCAAATTCAGCTTTAAGGTCTTCTAAGGCATCTTCAAGATCAACTACACGATCTTCTACGTCGCCTTCTTCCTCCTCACCACCCATATCCATATCCATGTCGTCGCCTTCTTCGTCGCCGTCCATGCCTAGGTCTGCCATCATATCATCAGTAGGGTCGCCGCCGATATCATCATCTGCTTCAACTTCAAACTGGTTCATATCGAAGCCTTCATTTGTTTCTTCGTCTTCGTCTTCGTCGTATGCTTCGTCCATATCTTCGTCTTCGTCTTCATCGTCATATGCTTCATCCATGTCTTCATCGTCTTCATGGTCTACACCTTCGTGCTCCAACATTGACTCATAGATATCACGTGACTTTTGTACTACAAATTCGTGAAACAATTCTTCTGCTGCTGCTTGATCTTCGTTAATAAGAAGTTCGAGCATCTTTTCAATTTTGCTACGATCTGCCATTGTAAAACTCCTATAAATGGTCACACATTGTGATTGTGGGCTGTCATAATATAT